AGGCAGGTTAGTTGATCTGTTTCAATAAAATATTCTCTCTTTGTAGATGGGCAAAAACAATTGAAATAAATAAATGGGATATCAAAATCCTCTATGCTAAATTGTATTATCTTTTCGGGATTACCATGACTATCGATATGTTCGTCAAGAACTGTAAACCCTTTTAATTCTTTCATCTTGGATTTATCCATTCGTTCATAAGCAATTCTTCTTTGCTCTGTGTTCTCTATTGCAAACACTTCCCGCGCCATCAATTCATCTTTTCGTATCTTATCAAACAATTCTTTGTCATCATCGAAGCTAACATTTGCTATCTGATATTTTATCTCCCCTTTTTGAGAAAGTAAAAATTCAGAAGATTGGTCTGATAAATGCCATTTATTATTCCTATGGTTCTTCCAAAGACGTATTTCTGTTTCGGGATTTAGTTCGGTGAAAACACATAACTCTCCACCGGAACGGATTGTAGTTAGTCTCGGAACTTGTGCCCCTGAATTGAGGTATGTATCTCCACCGGAACGGATTGTAGTTAGTCTCGGTGCCCCTGAATAGATGGATGTATATCCACCGGAACGGATTGTAGTTAGTCTCGGTGCCCCTGAATCGAGGGATGTATCTCCACCGGAACGGATTGTAGTTAGTCTCGGTGCCCCTGAATTGAGGTATGTATCTCCACCGGAACGGATTGTAGTTAGTCTCGGTGCCCCTGAATCGAGGGATGTATATCCACCGGAACGGATTGTAGTTAGTCTCGGAACTTGTGCCTCTGAATTGATGTATGTATATCCACCGGAACGGATTGTAGTTAGTCTCGGTGCCCCTGAATTGATGTATGTATGTCCACCGGAACGGATTGTAGTTAGTCTCGGAACTTGTGCCCCTGAATTGAGGTATGTATCTCCACCGGAACGGATTGTAGTTAGTCTCGGCGCCCCTGAATCGAGGGATGTATGTCCACCGGAACGGATTGTAGTTAGTCTCGGTGCCCCTGAATTGATGGATGTATATCCACCGGAACGGATTGTAGTTAGTCTCGGTGCCCCTGAATTGAGGGATGTATCTCCACCGGAACGGATTGTAGTTAGTCTGTAGAGCACACTCTCGATTCTAATGCATCCCTTGGTTTCTATTAAAACAACATCTTCAAATTGTTTTTGATTTTTAGAATTAATGATTAAGATATCTTTCGAATCGTGTTTATAGATTTTCATCATTAGTCAACCACCTCCCGCATACCTTGATACATAATTTCAACTTGCGAACGAAGTTCATAAATGCCGTCTGCTATTTTTGCTTCTCGTAACTTCTTATTTTTAACTACAAGTCCATGTTCAGGATGCAATAATGTTGTGTTTTTAGCTACGAAATAGCCAAGAATATTACCACTACTCTTTTGTGGGTAGAATACTCCATTATTAAAAGAATGTTCGTTCCCGTGACTTCCGGCATGGAGGATTTTTCTTTTTGAGACGCGCGTTAGTCCTTCGGGCAAGTTTTCGATTTGACATAACATCAAATCACCATGCCGATAATTTTTTAATTCCATTTTGACCTCTCTTTATAAGATTATATTGATTCTGTTTCATTTTATTTTCCCTATTATAAGAATAGGGTATTCTCCTGTCCCGTTAACATCCATAGACAGTTTGATTTTGGTTTTCCTTTTATCCAGTTCTATTGAGTTAAGGAATTGTGCCGGAATCCTGATTGTCGGATTCCGCCTGTTTACTGTTAATATTCTTTTTGCCATTTTGTTGTATCTGTATTTTTTTTTAGAAGTTATTGCTAACATAACGCTATTCCTAACAAATGTCAAAATATTTTTTCAACAAACTCTATAATAATAGAATAAGATTCTCCTATTCCCGTCCTTCCTACTACTGCGCTTAAAAAATTGTACATATCTATTCTCCAGTTAATTAAAAATTATGTTACCAAATATTTGATAGCGGATTATTAAAAAATCCTGCTTACCAAGAACAAAAACCGTTTTTCCAAGTTTACACTTCATCGTCGTTCTCTTCGCTTGTATATTCGTGTCCACCAGCCACAAGCATCCACGAAAAGAAACCAACAATTATTATCGAACAAACAATAATAAAAATAATTCCTCCGATTGTCATTTTGTACCTCCAAATTTTTCTTGGTATTCTTTGTTAATTAACATCTCCACAATACTTCCTTGTGATGCCCGAAGTTGCGTTTGTTTGTAGAAGCGCACCAGTTTATTTAACTTCTTTTTTACAACTGGGTACATTTTCACCGTGGTGTTTTCTGCTATTTCAGCCATTATGATTTCCTTTATTTATTTTAACCTCACAAGCAACCTAAGAAAAATACTTGGCATTGTCAAGGTATTTTTTCACAATCACAAAAATATTTTTTTTCTTGACATTGGGGAAAATAATATTATATTTATCACAAGCGAAATTAAAAGGTAAGTACAAATGAAAAATTTAAGCCCCAAACTCCAGCAACTCGCCAGACTTGCCTTGATTTCGCTAATCGGAGTGAGGGGCTGTTTATATAATTAGTGGGAGTAGAAGAAAATGTCACGACAATATAAGCTTGTTGATAAAAGAACAGGTGAAGAAAAATTCGTTGGTAGATTACCAGAAGCAATTTTACGGCATAACTAAAATCAAGGAGAAATAAAATGGCAACTAATTTACCTTGGGAAGAAAAATTAAATGTTTTCCAAATTGATCCGCGACAAGCAACTTTGGAAGATATAAGCAAAATGGCAACTGAACTAATTGACGAACTTAATGAAGAAGAAAGCTATTTGTCCGATCTTAAAAAACTCTATACAGATTTATGTAAAAAATCGGCTAATTATACAAGAAAAATCATTTCTATAAAGCAAGACGAGTTAAAGGAAGTTTACAATAACCGAAACATCGGGTTAAACGAAGCCATAAAGTGGCTTCGAAATTTTATTGAGCGGAGGAGTATGCACTGAAATCAAATACCGTGGAAAAGAAAGATGAACGACATGAAATGTACGAACCCTATTTCGGTTGGTGCGATGTAGAGGGTTGTGAGAGCGAAGGTTCTTCTGGCGGTTGTTGTTGGAAAGAAACTGGATATTGGACTACATGCGACGAACACTTTAAACAATGCCGTGAAGGTAAGCCACAACCAAAGATGAAACAATCTGCTATCGAACGTGAAGGTAGGAAATATAAAATAAAATATATGCGGATTTGACATTGATGAAAATATTGATTAAATTCACTATAAGCTAAATCAAGTATTGAAGAATGAAAATAAAAAAGAATAAGCCCGTTTTTATAAGTTACTTTGTTTTGCCCTCCTCAAGGTCATTGCTTGGTTTAGCCCCTTATAAATTCGGGCTTTCTTATAAAGAGAGGAATTAATGGCTGTTTACCGACAAGTTCAGATTACTTATTGGCAGGATAAGTTTGTTTTGAAATTAACGCCGGAAGAAAAATTTTTCTATTTATATCTTTTAACAAATTCGAAAACTAAACAATGTGGTATTTATGAATTGCCCATTGAGATAGTGCAAGTCGAAACCGGATATAATAGAGAAACTATAATTAAACTAATACAAAAATTTATCGAGTATAAAAAGATTAAGTATGATTGGGAACACGAGGAAATTATTATCTTTAATTGGTTAAAACATAATCCAATTAAAGATAATCTAAACATCGTCAAATGCATAGAAAAGGAGCTTAGGGAGGTACACAATACCGACCTAATCCCCCTTGATAGCCCCTTGCAAGTCTTCTTACAAAAAGAAAAAGAAGAAGAAAAAGAAAAAACAGAAGAAGAAGGACAACTTGAAACCGCGCGTATGTTATGGATTTCTATTTTTACCAACAATCCGGGAAGTGTAGAAAAAGAGTTTGTAAGTGAACGCATAAAGTTTGGCGGTATCTCTTATACTAAAAAACTATTCCGTGATTTTAGGGAAATGGGATTTCATAAGGTTAGAACTATGAAAGAGGCGCTCGACGAAAGCGGGAACATAAAACCAAAAAGCCAAAATGAAACGAGAAAAGAAATAACCTATGATGAATTTTGCAAACTTCCAATTGACGGGCAGAAAAAATATAAAAAAAACAAAGACAATAATATTTGGGAATTGATTAATGTCTGATATAATGCAAAATATTGAAACGGAAAAAAGTTTATTAGGACAAATACTTTCTGATCCTACAAAAATCCATACCGTAAGAGAGTTACTAAAACCGGAACACTTTACGGGGAAAAACAGACTTATTTACCAATTAATGTTAGAACTTAATAACAATTCTATTCCTATCGATTCCATAAGTCTGTATGAAAAATCAAAAAGAGACGAATCTGTTTTAACGGTCGTTGATATTTCGGAACTACAAAATCAACCCTATTGTAACGTTGAAACCGCTAAAAGAATAATCTATGAAAAATATGTTGTTTCTGCATTAAAACAATTCAGTAAAAAGATAATCAGCACACCCGATAGCAAAGACCCATTCGAAATAATAGAAGAAGCAGAAACGGAATTTTTTAATCTTACACAAGGAGCGTTTAAAAAATCGTTCATGCAGTTAAAGGATATAAATGCACAAACGATAAACAATATTCAAAAAATAAAATCAAAAGGAATAGATGAGTTTATAATAAATACGGGGTTTGTAGATTTAGATGATTTGCTCGGCGGATTTATGAAAACAGATTTGATAATCCTTGCCGCACGTCCTTCGATGGGAAAAACAGCACTTGCTTTGTCTATGGCTAAAAACATGGCGGAAGACGATTTTGGAGTAGGAATTTTCTCTTTAGAAATGGGGAACATACAACTTTCCGCGCGGTTAATGGCATTAGAATGTGAGATACCAATTAATCGTATTCTTAGAGGTAAATTTAGCGATTCTGAATCCGCAAACATTACGCGGGCAGTTTATAGAAACGATGCTTTACCTATTTTCATTGACGACACGGGCGCACTTGATATATTCGAATTAAGGTCTAAAGCTAAAAGATTGGTTTCCGAAAAAGATGTTAAAATAATTTTTGTTGACTATTTACAGTTGGTTTCTGCTAAAGCCGATTCAAGAGAACAACAGGTTTCTTTGGTTTCGAGGAACTTAAAAGCAATGGCTAAAGAATTGAATATTCCCGTTGTTGCTCTTTCGCAACTCAATAGATCATTAGAGGCGAGAACACAAAAGAAACCACAACTTTCCGACTTAAGGGAGTCCGGCGCGATTGAACAGGACGCGGATATTGTTATGTTTATACACCGTCCCGAAGTTTATGGAATAACAAAAACAGAAAACGGAATGCCAACCGAGAATTTAGCTCAGGTTATAGTTTCTAAAAATAGGAATGGTTCAATCGGCGATATTAATTTAACGTTCATAAAAGAAAAAGCGAAGTTTGAAAGTTATTCAACAATGAGTTATAGAGAGGCGTTTTAATGTACCCCTATAAAATAAAACCCGTATTAAAAGAAGAATATATTTCAGACAAAGGCGAAAAGAAAACCTTAGAAGATTGGTACACCTGGGCTATGGAAAGAGACGCTTTTATTACGGGGAATAATAATACGGGCGAGGCAGAAATAGTCAGAGGAACAGAAAAAATAAAAGTAATTTTAAGAACAATAAGAAAATATTAATAAAAAAGAGGGGAAATAAAAATGATAAAAGAGAAATTAACATATTCACCGATGAAAGGAAAACCCGGACATTGTTTTATGGCTCAGGTTTGGGATTCTGATGGTTTTGATATTGTTTCAATTAACAGCCGATATGGGGCGAGAAAATCAACCGAATATGCCAGATTATTCGCGTCTTCACCGGATTTATATGAAGCATTAAAAACCGTTGTTGATAACATAGACCATTGGTTAAAAACTGGTGAACCTGCCAATAAAAAAACATCAAAAAAGATATATAATAAAGCTCGTAAGGCATTGTTAAAAGCGGACGGAGGTAAAGAAAAATGAAGAAAATAGCAATAATATTTATAGTCGCTTTTTCTTTAAGAGTGACAACGTTATTATATTTTGCCTATCAATATAACAACTACTCGCACAAAGAAAGCGATGCGAAAGCGCACTATGAAACGAGTATAAATCTTGAAGTCCCCAAAGAGAGCCAAGAAAGAATAGGATATAAAAATTGGTATGAGCGCTCTCCGGCTTATGTTTTTTATTTGCACATTACTAATCAAAGTTTATTGTTGCAGATGATTCTAAGTTCTTTAACTGTTGTCTTTTTGCATAAAATAAACGAGTTAGCGGGTTGGTTGTGGTGTTTTTATCCTCAAAGTATAATTTTATCATTCCAATATAATAAAGAGGTCTTATTATGGTTTGTTTTAGCCGGACTGTTGTTCGTAATTCATTATTCTTTTTCGCGGTTATCTTCTCGATAATGTTGTTTAATTCTTATGGGAGTGTGTTAGCGTTTAATCTTTATGAATACAAACCCTTTGGAATAATGCAAAACATTTTCGAAATGTGGAAGCCGTCGTTTGGGGTGAGCGCAGAATATTCGCCTATCTTTAATTGGTTACAAATGCCTTTTTATATTTTTCTACTTTTTTATTTTTTGCGCAAAACAGAAATATTCTCATGGCAATTTTTATTATTTTTAACAATAACTTTAACCTATGGCATAATACACGGAAACGCAAGATACAGAGAACCATTTATCATGGTGTTGGTCATTTGGTTCTCAGAAAGAATGACTGAGAATAAAAAGAAATTCGATGGATATATAAATATGACATTAAGATAAATTTATAAAAAGCTCGGGGAAAATTAAACTTGCATCAAACAGGCGCAATAAAATAACAAGGTGTTAGCACTCCTTACGCGCCTAACTATTTAATCACAAAACAGGAGGAAATGTCAAGATAAAAATTCAGGAAAGTTTAAGAGCAAACAGAAACACAAGCCCGGAACTCTCGCCGGGCTTTTTTGTATCAAATTGGTTAAACAATAGTTAGTTTGCTTTGCGCCTTTTATTTCCAAAATCTCCAACAAGGTTTATACCTAATCTCTTCGCCATATTTTTTATTGAATCGCAATGATAATAATTGTCTTCTTCATCCCAAAGTTTTTGTAAACGTTCTTGGTAAACCTCTTTCGGTTCTTCCACTTGCTCAACCCTAACTTTGTATTTAATTATTTTTACGTCTCCATTAAAAGAGGATGGTTCGTTAAACGTTAGGTTGCTCACTTCATGTGAGCTTATTCTTCTAAATGTTTCAAATTCGATGGTTTTGAATTCTTCTTTTGTTCGCTTGATTGTTTCCGATTTCATTGCCGCCTCCTACTTTTTTAATGATTCTAATTGATTTGCTGGTTATGGGTTTTTGCGCCGGACATCTTTCGAAGCTTTCTTAACGAGATAATCTGCATAGCTTGAATCTTTGCGCGCTTCGTCTATAATTTGTTTTTCGCCGGGCGTTACACGCATAGAGGATATGATTTCTGTTCTGCCTCCTTTATGCGATTTAATTTCGCGTTTCATTGAGCACCTAAACAGAGACCGTGTTTGTAAGCACCTTTACGAGTAGCATCACGATGATGTTCACCGTTGATTGTTATTTCGATGCGATCAGACCAAGTGCGGATGTTTCCTTTTTGTTCAGTTGAATCGATAACACTATAAGACGAGGGATTCATTTTTGAGATTTCTTTTAGTGATTTCATTGTGTTCTCCTTTAGTCTCTTAGACCAATTGATTGATTGAAACGTGATTTATTTTGCATGTCTTCAAATGATTGACTGTGTTTAATGTCGGAAGTTTCTATTTGAAAATCGTCTTGGTCGATGAAAAACAAACTTACTTGATTCAAAATGTCTTGTTGCTTGAATGACATCTTGCCAGTGTCCAAAACTGTTGTTGCTACTTTTGATTGGAAGTTGCCAAGATTAATGATTCTTTCAAGTTCTTTTTTCGTTTCTTCTTTGATCTTCATTTTAGTGTCTCTCTTAATTTCTGATGTAAAGATATGTGTTTGTATATACAAAGTCAAGAGAAAAATAAAAAAAATAAAAATTATTTTTAAGGCAATACCCATAAAAAGAGATTCTCTAATTAAGGGGGTATCCTTAAACAAAAATTATTTTTTACTTGCGCCTGATTGTAGAATTTTGTAAATTGCAAACAAGAAATAATCGTGTGAGGGAAAAATAGAACGCCCATTCAAATTTACCATAATAGACAATAAGACAAAAGAAGTAATAAACGAAACAAATATTGAGCCACATTTACACGATTTGCAAACATGGGAAGAAACCGGAGAACCAAACAGAAAGGAATTAAAGCAAACCAAAACCGTATTTATGGACACGCGATACGAAGCAAAATTGAGATTATACAATTATTTAACTTATACGAAAAATAGATTAGAAACCCCCCAATATTTCCCTTATGCAAACACGGAAATAGGGAAAGAAATCCCGATGTTGAATTTTTAGAAACTAACCAACGGAGGCAATCAAAATCAAATCAAAATTAGTAAAGGAAAGTAGATGTCCCTCTAAACATCGGCTTTGAATAAGCCCGGCAAGTCGCCGGGTTTTTTTAGTTTCTCACCGCTTGCATCTAATCAAAAAAAATGCTATATTTAAGACAAATGAAACCGATAAGACATCCGCTAACCAAGGACACGCGGGAAAAAGAGGTCGAGCGGATAATAAAAGAATTTGTAAATAAAAATAGAAGAAATTCAGCACTAAAATAGAAATCCAATAGAATTTACTATGTTCGTGAAAGGAAGAGAAAAAACAGGAGGGAAGAAAAAGGGAAGTAAGAATAAAAGCACTTTACTTTTCCAGGGTCTATTAGAGAAGGACAAAGTAGATTTACTTAAAGTAGCTATTAAACTTGCAAAAGAAGGGAATGCTACCATTATGAACAAGTTGCTCGATAAGATGCTGCCGAACATAGAATCGGAGGCAGCAAAAAATCCATTTGTAGAAAATAAACCCAAAACAATCACCGTCGAGTATGTTTAATGAAAACAAACCGCGCTTATAGAGAATATTTGACAAACCATAAAAGGTTTAATGTTCTTTACGGCGGAGGCGGTTCAGGTAAATCTTATTCGATAGCACAAAAGAAAGTTCTCAAGATAGTTTCATATCCTTACGTTAAGGAGTTGATTTTAAGAAAGAATTTCGTTTCGTTAAAAGATTCTTGCTATGCTTTGTTACAGCGAGTTATTTTTGATGAAGGATTGCAAGATGATTTTTATTTCACCGTTTCACCCCTGGAGATAATTCATCTTCCAACAGGTAACAAGTTCCTATTTAGAGGGATGAAAGATGAGCGAGACCGGGAAAAGGTCAAATCAGTTCTTGACCCCACCGGGGCGTGGTTAGAGGAAGCAAATGAATTTGAGCGCGAAGATTTAACACAGATTAATTTAAGAGTACGCGGTGATAACGAAACACCAAAAGAAATTGACATTTCGTTTAACCCTATTGACGAAGACCACTGGTTGAAAGATAGGTTCTTTGATAATCCGACTGACCTCGATAATACTTTTATTTTACGAACTACTTATTTGGATAACAAAACATTTTTAGATGATGAATATATAAGCACACTTGAAAAACTGCTAGATGAAGATGAGAACTTATATAATATTTATACTTTAGGGAAATGGGGTACGGTAGATAATCGCGGATTAATTTATAAAAACTACGATGATGAATTGAATGTCTGTGATTATGCTTACGATAAAAACCGACCCATTATCGTTTGTTGTGATTTTAACGTTGACCCGATGAAATGGGCGTTGGTGCAAAATATAAACGGTATTGATTATGTGTTTGATGAAGTAATCGGGCAAGATACAACGACCGAGGAAATGGCGAATAAACTACTAAATAAATATGGGAACATCCAATACCATTTTTTCGGAGATTATTCTGGTACGTTTAGGCATACGTCTTCTCGATCTACTGATTATGATATTATTAAACAATATGTCCCGACTATGGAATTAAATATACAGCCCAATCCGCCGGTAATCGAGCGATTTAATACGTTTAATTGGAGATTGTGCAATAAGGAGGGAAAACGCAAGTTAATGTTTGATAGAAAATGCTTGCATTCCCGCGCCGATTGTAAGCGCGTAAAGTACAAAGAAGGATATAGAGAAGAAGATAAAGAACAGGAAAAATACGACGGGCGCAATCCGGCCCAGTCTTTGGTGCATATTTCAAGTGCGATCGGTTATTACTTAGTTTATAGTTATTCAATAAAAGGGAAGCCCGTTTATGGCGGAGGAAAATTATTATGATACCTTATAATATCGGAACTAATATAATTGCAGACTTATTCAAGAATGCTCAAAAACTATCGTTAGAAAATGAAATTGAGATATTCCAAGAATTTGAGGCGTTTTATCAAAACGATAGCGAATTAATCGAGGACTATATAAAAGCAGACTTAGAACCGATTTACTCAAAGAAAACGCTTGACACTTTATTAATAAGGCACAAGGATTCAATACAAAAGGTTCTTAGGTTAAAGGTTGCGGGTTTGTTCGATAACGAGCCGACAAGACGCATAGTTAAATCAGAAACCGACGAAAACGTTGAATATGATGAGGTTTTGACGAAGATATTAGATGCTTCGAAATATAACCAACAAATCAAAGAAGCTACAAAGCAGGCGTTATTTTTTAATACTGTTTTGGTTCAGCCAATATGGAGAAACGAACAACTTGAACTCGATATTTACAATCATGCGTATTGCGATGTTAAGGTAAGTCAGGAAGATTACCTAAAACCTATCGAGGTTTATCTAACCTTTGTAGATCAACAAACAGGCGAAGTTTTTGTTGCTGTTTGGACTGAAACAGACCATTATCTTTTAGATGCAAACGGGGAACAAATAAGGGAATGGAACGGAGAACCGCTTGCTAATAATTACGGTGTCCTCCCTTTCTCTATTTTAAGAATAAGGCAAGGGAAAGATTTTTGGGGTGAACCAAATTGGAATTTACTTAATACACAAAAAAGTTATGATATATCATTAACTAACTTTAAGCAAATAGAATTATTCCAAAGTTTCGGCGTTTGGACGGCTATAAACATGGGACTTGGTGAGACCGAAAGACTTTCGCCGAACAGTATAAAAACAGTTGAGAATATTAGAACCGATATGCAACCGCCAAAACTTGAAAATGTTGTTCCAAATACACAGTTTGGCGAATTACGAAATAATTTAGAATGGGATTGGAAAACCACGTTTAGTAGCGAAGGACTTGCAGGAAATACAAGCGATACCGAGACACAATTACAGAGCGGAGTTTCTAAAGGGTATGACGAAATAGAAACCCAAATACAACGCGAAGACTTAAAGAATCTTCTTTATTACTTTGAAAAAGATTTGCTTGAAAAATGCAGAATAGTTTATAACGCAGAGACCGCACAAAACAAACTTAACAAAGGCGAAATAGAAGTAGTTTACAGTGAAGAAAAACCGTCAGAAACAATCCAGGATAAGAAGCTCCGCCGGGAGATGGAAAAACAATATAACCTAAAAACCGAGATTGACTTCGCTGTGGAGGACTTTGAAATAGATAGAACCGAAGCAATTGCGCTAATTTCGAAGAATATGGGATTGCCGGAAGGGACGGATGAATTGACTTTAATAAGTTCGTTAAGTAAGTTAGCAATACAGCAAAATAACTCCCCGTTATCACAGATAAAACAAAGAGTGGGGGAAATACAAAAGCAAAAAGGCGTATAGGGAAGCAGCTGCTAAAAGACAGTGATCATACATGATAAATGAATTTGATAAAAACTTTCTTGAATCCGAACTTGATAAACTCGAAGCGGATTTTATAAAACGGATAAATCTATTCCTTAAAGGAGGACTAAGAAATATTGACTTAGTCCAACTATACGCGGAATTAAATCTATTTGAAGAATTAAACGAATCCGGATTGAATAAAGTAGTTGACAAACTAAAATCAGAGTACGCCGGAATAGTTGAAAACATTATCGGTAAAGTAGAACAAAAAGGTTTGGGTATTAGTGGTTTGTCGGTTGACGAACTGGAAACGATAATAAATCTTAGAGCCGATGAATTACTCGGTCGTGCTAATGCGTATGCTTTGGAATTCAAATCGGGACTATTACAGGGGTTTGCGAGTGGTTTAACTGATGATGAAATAATAAGTAAATTGCAGTCTAATATTCCTTTAAAGTCAAATCAACTTATTGCGGCTGTAAATACGGCGCGGTCTGAATTCCAAGCAACGTCAGTACTTAAATTGTTTGAAGATAATCCCGATACAAGATTTAAGATGAATCACATAATAGACGACCGGACGCGATGCCAATGTAAAGCGGTTGCTTTATATCAACCAAAGGCGGGATTTACAAGGGCAGAAATAGACGCGGGTGCATGGACTAAGATAGCTGAACAACATTGTCCTTCGTACGCCAAAAGTTTAGGCGAAGGTAAGGCACAACCATATAACTTAGTAAATAGAGGCGGTTTTAATTGCCGTGGAGTAATAAACATTGTTTAACTTATCAAACATATTGAATATCCCTTATAATAAAGCAAAAGAAATCGGACAAAAAACGGTTCAGGATATTTATGAAGATTTTAAGGCGGGTTTGTTCCAAAACGGACAAAGCGGACTTCAATATATTAGCCAACAATATAAACGCTATAAAGCCAACGGAATGAACCGGTTCGTTAAAAAGGGACGGCTCAAGGCGTATTACGGCAGAACTATTGAGAGCACAAATACATCCTATGTAGATATGACTCTCACGGGAAGACTTAAAAAAGGTCTGCACTTAAAGGGCTTCTCAAAAGGTTCTTGGTTGTTTAGTTACAGACCGGAAGACGCGGGGAAAATCGAAGGGAATCAGAAATATGGGCGGGAAGTGGTAGGATTAAACGATAAGAACAAAGAACTATTCAAGAGTAGATTAATCTCTACTTTTGACGAAAATATAAGAACTCAACTAAAAGACATTAAAATCGTGGTAAAATTATGACAATACTTTTTGAACCAAAATATCAAATCGGCGACCTTGACATTAATTAAAAAAAACATTTTATTATGAATGAAAAATTATGGTAACTATATACAAGAGAGACCCAATGAATAATGAACAGAAAAAAGCATTGAAAAAATTAATAGAATACGTCGAGCCGGATGAGTGCGAAAATTTTAATGAATCCAGTGAAGACGAAAAGCAAAACCACATTTATAAGGATATTCTGATACTCAAAGATTTCTTGGGTCTATTAGATATATAGTTACCAAAATTATTAATTTAGAGCAGGAATTCGGCTCTTTTATTTTAAACTCGGAGGAGTAAGTATGGCGGATGCCAGCGAAATACTAAAGGATGTTGAACTTACAGACGAAGTAAAATCAAAATTAGTAGAAAAATTAAATCCCGTGTTTTCTAATTACGAAACGCAATTGGTTGAATCTAAGAACAAATTAGATGAAGCAATACAAACGCGGCAGAAAGCAAAAGAGAAAGCTGATGAGCTTGAAAGGCAAATAGTTTCGGGTAGCGCTCAATCTCAAGAATTGCTTACCGCTAAACAAAAAGAAATAGAAAGACTCGGCGGTGATTTGCAAAAGATTACCACCGAAAAGGATGAGCTTACAAAAATAACAGACGAAATACAAACAGAAAGGAAAAAAGAATTATTATCTAAAATGCCGGAGGGCAAACTTCGAGAATCCTTGAACAAAATTTCTGATTTGAAACTCCTATCAGAACAAATTGAGGCAATATTGGAAAATATTCCCGATAAAAGTTCGTCTTTTAATGGTAGAGGCGGAGGCAAAATCATTAAAGATGGCGCGAAATGGGACGGTTACACATCAGAAGAAAAAGAAGAGTTGAGAAAAAAACATTTCGATACTTACGACAAACTATATTATGAAAAATACGGCAGACATGCCTCAAAGGAGTAAAACATGGCAAGAACAAAATTATCTGACGTGAATTTCCAGTCCAATGTGTTTAAGGACACTTTGGATGGAGAATTTACTAACAAGTTGCAAATATCCAACGGGATATTGGCAGAAGCCCCAGAAGAATTAATTTCCCCGGTTGCTGGTTACACACAGGAAATTCCTAAATGGAATACTATTTCCGGTTCAACTGTTCCGATTACCACATCATTAACTACATCCTACAACCAACTTACTGACTATACGGACAAGTGTATCTGGATGGAAAGAGAAGTTGCTTGGAGTGCGGAACAGATGTTAATGACGGTTGCCGGGACTGATAAAGACGCAACAGAGCAGACAGCCCGCCAACTTGGAACTTATTTAGCCCTCGAAGTTCAACGACTTTCATTAAAAGTTATTGATGGCGTATTTGCAACAGCTTTGGCGAGTTCACACGTTAAATCCGACAACGGCAATACTATCAATATCGAAGGTGTTGAAGCCGCAAGATTGTTACTCGGCGATTCAAAGAAAGATTTAAATAATATCATCATGCATTCAAAAGTAGAATCAGATGCTTTGATTGCAAAGATATTGACATACGATAAATCCACTGTTGATTCATATGTTAGTGGAAACAGTGGTAATGTTTTAGGCATGACCCCATTTGTTGACGACGATTTAACACCGACAGACGGATTATATACATCTCTTATCGGTACGAAGGGAGCTATTGTTTATAAATTCCGCCCGCGCCCTCAAACAAGATTAAATAATGCTAATATCGTTAGACTCGGTAATAATGTTGACTTAGAATTATATAGAGCATCAGAGACCGCAGGCGGATTAGATAATATTATCTTGAGATTTTCTATCGCTATTCACGTCCCCGGTGTTAAATGGGACACCACGGGTGGCGTTGCTTCTAATCCAACGGACGCTCAATTAGCCACTGGTGCAAACTGGTCTAAAGTAGCCCCGACAAAATTAATCAGACTTGTACAATATAAATCAAACTAAGGAGGAAAGAAATGAAGAAATTATTTGGTCTTTTGTTTTTTGTTTTGACTATTTCCTCTTTTGCTCAGGAGATAGTCCCAGTAGTTACCGATACAATAGGAAATTCACAAAAACCCGTAACTTATATTGCTTTGGGTTCTAGAACAACACAGATTTTGGACTCTCTTGTAATACAAATAGTTTATACTGGCGAAATAGACATTGATAGACTTATCGTAACTAAAGGTGCGCTTACCACTGTCGGGGCAAACCCGTCAAGCACTACTTTCGAAGCTGTCGGTTCTCCCGATACCACAACCTTAACAGTAGATGAAGCGGCGGCTGGTATTGCGGCTGGTGTTTATTCGGCTGTAAGTACCGGGCTAAATGATTTGGATGGTTTTGATGCTGTAAAGATAAGTATTGAGTCAGGAGCTTCTGGGAATGATTCTTCCGACCCTAACAAATACTATATTAAATTATTCAAATATTACCGTCCAAGCAAAAGTTATTAATACGTGGGGCTGAATAAGCCCCTTTTCTAAAGGGAAAAAATGAAAGAAAAAAATGAAGATATGAAGCCGTCTGAAAAATTCGAACTTACTGATGAAATAAAAACAACCGGATATTCCAATAAAATTGAAGGCAGACTAATAGTAATTACGCCGACAAAGAAAGAATATGGGATAAATCCGTTAAACGGTCAAAACGAAGTACATACAACACAGGAATCTTTTGTCTATATTGATAGCAAACCGACCGGAAAGGATTATTTCGAAGACCTTACAGACGAACAGATGCACCAATTATTAATCGCTAAAGTAATTAAATTATCCAAAGGACAAAAAGGACTTTACAGAAAATACTTGGAAAAGAAATATGCTTCGGAGTAATATCAACAATCAGGATATATTAAACACAGAGCCGGGATTAATTGACTTAATCAATACCGATGAAATCGATATAATTCTTTCGCAAGCCAAAGAAAGATTAATTGGCGTTGTGGAGAATCGATTAACCCAAAAGAAAGACATGATTAGACTATGTTTACCACTCAATTTGACAACCGATTGGCTCGAAGATACGGTAGGCAGAAGGAGATTTTTGATCGGGATTACTGGTGATAGTGCGACTTATAATCTTTTGGGTAGCGATGATACGGTTTCTTTTGAGGTAGTTAAAGAAATTACTCTTTCGTCTGAATCGACAACATCGTCTCTTGTCCTTTCGGGTATGTGGAAATATTACAAAATCGAAGAGGTGGCTCTATCGGGGACACTTGATTATGCTTATTTAATTGAAACGTCGTTTGAATTATCTCACCTATATTTGACATTGCACATGATTTATAAACGACTTCAAGCATTAACAAATGATAACTATTCTTCTAAAGCCGATTATTACTTGGAAGTATTTGACAATTCAATAGGTAACCTACAATATTCTTTTGATAGTAACGAAGACGGGGAAATAACTGACGACGATATTTCTATTTCTAATAAGGAAACAACGATATTATTATGAGTTGGATAGACGATAAAAAAATATTAACCGATGCTTTATCTGGCTATACGGAAATACAGAATAATATTAGAACAAAAGAGGCGGCGGAGACAAAAGCGCATAAAAGTTATACAATAACTTTGGGAACGCCTGACGTTAAATCTTTAATTAACCAGGCGTATTTGTCAATAAGGAAAGTACGTTTGGAGATTAATTATCGGCAGAAAGATAATTTGAATTATGACATGAATTGTGAAGAATTTGAGAACATACAAACGACTATTTCCGGGCTTTCTCCGTTCGTCTCTTTCGTGACAATTACCCCGCCGGAAAGATGGGACGAGAAAGTCCAACAATCAACGGCGATATTTGAATTTTATTATGGAGTTAAAACATGTCGTTAAGAGGTAAATATGACTATAACAAAATCTGAAAAATATAAAGTTGGTATTTGCGGAATCCGCGCAATGCTTGACGGCGATAAAGAAAAAGCCATGAAGTTTGAAGAAGGATTACCCATTGATGTAACCGACGAGCAATATGAACGCATATCAAAATTGGGCTGGTGCGATAAACAGGAGGTAAATGATGGCAACTGAAATATTAAGTAAACAAATAAAAGTTGGATTAATCCAGCAATCTAAAACAGCAAACCATTGGACTGCTCCGGCTTCGGCTTCGGCGGCTTTTGAGAATCAATATTATATTGCCGGGGTCACTTTACCTAAAGATAGTGTAACACGTGACCAAGCGAATGTAATAAATTCATCTTCGGGCGTTATGAAAGAAGAAGCGCGGGCTAAAATAAATGCAGTTAGTGGATTAAAGACAATGCCGTTCGAGGGATATATAACCAAAGAAACCTGGGCTAAACATTTGGTTGCTTGTTTCCAAGCTGTTACCGAAGGAGTAACGACTCCATATACTAAACAGTTTGCTCCGGCTGATTCTGCTTTGGACTGGAATAATAACGAAGGATATCTATTTTCGGTTTGCTACTACCCACTGGCTACTTATGGTTCAATCCTTGAGAATGCTTTGCTTGACGATTATAAGATAATGATTAATCCTATGGCAACTGGGATTGACAGATTCCTAAAGCACTCAGGAACTTGGATAGGGAATAAACTAACACATAACCAAACTATTTCGGGAACGTGGACTAATCCGGCGGCAAATACTTTATATAACACGGCAACAACTCCCTTTGAGACTGACCTAAATTTAGTTATCGGTGGAACTACATTAACGGATATTTGCTTTAAGAATTTCGAAATGACATGGAAAGCCAATATAGCCAATCGTTGTGCGACAATCGGAGGAAAGGCAAACAATTACAATTGGAGTCCAACTCTTAATATATTAATTGACCTTGAATATACTTCGGCAACCGCTGCGTTGATTGACGCTTATCGTGCTGGCTCGAATTGTTATATTAGCGCTTTTACCGATACGGTTGCAACTACATCGGACGGTGGAGTATTGATTGCCACAGAAAAAGGCGAACTTACAACGGACGTTAGTCGTTACGAAGGTGAATATCTCGCTGTAAGATTAGAATTTGAAGTTCACCGACCAGTGGCCGGATGGGGAAAAATAATAACAATGGCAGATGCAATAGATGGAGGTTATTAATGCCCGATATTCTTTTAAGGACAAAAAAATCGTTAAATAATTGGGTTGACATTAACGAAAATGTTCAATTTCTGATAGATTACCCAAATAATGAACAGGAGCAAAAAAGAAACGACTTATATTATGATTTGTATAGTTATTTATCTAAGGAAATAGCCGAAGAAGATACGGTAGAAAAAGCAAGATTAAGAATTTTGGCTGAGAATGCAAATAAAAAATATATCCGTTATTGTTTGAAATGTGTAATAAAAAACTGGCGTACAAAGATTGAAGATAAGTACGAAGAAATTTTATTAGACCAAAACGGAGAAAAAATATCTTGCAAAATAGTGAACAATGAACTTGATAAGACTTTGTTTGATTCTTTATTTGTGGACGATGGTATGCTTGCTTATTGTTGGCAAAAGATAGAACCGGAACTACAATTTACTGAAAATGATAAAAAAAAATTGCATGGGTAGGCAAACTTTATATTGAAGGTGGATTAAAAGGGGGAAATGAAAAATTTCCTCTTAGATATATAGAAAAAGAAACGATACAAAACGGGAATGAGATACGAACAATAAGAACGGAAAAGATAATTGAAACACAGGACGATTTAATAAATTTAATCTCTTCAAAAGTTGCCGACCCGATAAACAGCAAGAAAAAACTTGCTGAAATATTCCAAGAAACCGGAATAGAAAACACTTGCTTAATTATGGACGAAAGGACAATACAAATATTTGAAAATTATTTAGTCCATGAAGATTCGCGACAATTTGATAACAGAGTATGGTTTGATAGTGTGAGAATACTTAAACCGATATTTTGGCAGGTTAAAAGGGGAATGTTTTAATGGCTCAGATAGAATTTCAAGTAGGAGTAGATACATCGGGACAGGGCAAGGCGGCTTTAGCGCAACTTGATAATGGTCTAGACAAAACTGTCCAAAAATTTGCGCGCGGAAAAGGCATGACAATGGAGTTCAATCGCGTTCTCCAAGATATGCCTTACTTTATGACTTCCGTACAATTTGGATTTTTAGCTATTGGCAATAACGTCCAAATGATGGCTGATAGAATGATGTATGCAAAGTCCTCAGGTCAAAGTATGACCGAAATGTTAAAATCTACTTTTAGTGGTTTTAATCTTGTACAGATTGGAGTCAATCTTGCTATGTCTGCTTTATTGGCTTATGCAATAGCTCAAAAAGATACTAAAAAAGAGATGGAAACATGGGATTTAAAATCGTTAATTGGTAATATTAATTCTTATGCTGAATCGTTGGCGAAAGTAAAAAAAGAATTAACGGCTTTATCAGATGTTGATTTAGGAAAAACTGTTGGCGAAATAAATAAAAAGATAGCCGAGAATTTAAGAGGACAGCTCAGAGCATTTGAAGCTGTAAGTGCAACCTATACGGTAGGTGGTGCGGCTGGCGCATTAATACAGGCAATATTTGGCAAGCCGGAAGATTACGGCGAAGCATTAAAGAAACTTAACGATACTCTAAAAATAGCCGACGAAGAAATTGTAAAAAGACTTTCAAATAATAAATCATGGAATTATTGGGATACCCGCGTAAAAGATTTAACAGAAAAAATACATGCCGGCGACATGTCTTTGATTGGAGATTTAAGGAAAGCACAGGCGGAATTAAAAAAAATAGAAGATATTATAGACCCGAAAAAAGAAAAATTTAGCGCAAAAGCTAAAAAGTTTTATGCTACTGCCGAAGAAATGCCACCCGCTTTTTTTAGTGACTTAGCTTCGAGAATGTATAATAGTTTAGAATCTTCTTTTAAGAGAATGGGTGTTTGGGATGATACACACAAAGCCATTGCAATGTCTTTAACAATAAACACACAAGATACGTTAACAAAAACAAAACTAAACCTAATTAGTGTTCCGGTAAAACCAAAGTTAGAAAAATATACAGAAAAAGACGCGAAAGAGGATATGCCACAGTTTTCTATTTTCTCAGATGCTTTTTCGCAAACATTGGCTGATGGAGGAATGCAAGCATTCGAAAAAATATTCGGGGAAGCAAATAGTTTATTCGAACAATTCTTACAAAATGTAATGGCTGGTTTTATGAGACTTGCAGAACAAGAATTGGGTATGTGGTTGTTTAAAACAATGCTTGCTATTGGTTCGGGCGGCACGAGTGTGGGAATTAGTTCCTCTTTCACAGCCGCCGATTACGCAAGTGGAACTCCAATTTTTAAGATGGGGCAGAACTCGCAACAGCAAACAATGGTGATTAATCTTAATATGGGAAACCAAAACTTGGGGCAAGTAGTTGCAACGGGCTACAATATAGCTGTAAAAAGGAGATATGTAGCGTAATGTTTACTTTAACTCCCGGATATGATAAAAATGCTATTTTAGTTATTAAGGTTGACCTTGACAGTGAAATCATGTATTTCTCAACAAGGATTGATAAACTTACTTTAGGTGGAATAGATTTTGATGGAAAGGTTATTGGTTGGGACGACGGCGAAGGTGGAAAAATTTCTTCTATCGAAGAGGGTGGAGATTTTACAGAAGGTGGTGGAATAGGAACGGTAGGCAATTTTTCTTTCGAACTTGCGAGATATACAGAATATACCAACGGGACAACAACATTTAGTAATTTTTTCAATGACTTTTATCCTGCAACAAGCAAACCTTTGCTGACAAGTAAAGGCGTTGAAGTTGGTCTTTGTTGGGAAGGCGCAACTTCTTTAAGTGATGTAACTTGGTTTTGGTATGGGTTTATAGAAGATTATAATTGGAACGATGCAACTCTTTATTTGGGCTGCACGGCTTATGATGAATTAACTTCCGTTGAGCTTCCGTATTATTCAATACAAGACGCTAAAGACGATGGAATAAGTTATTACACTGACGCGCCGGATGAAAGTTACGGACAGGCAGTGCCTATTGTTTATGGCGATTTTTCTTGTTTGAATTTAGATTACGAAGAGTTCGGACTTGCCCCGACAGTAAGAATAGGAAAAGGATATTCTTTCAAAATTTGTTCTCATATCTGTAGCGAAATTTTTTCTTCCGTAAATCTTTATGAGTATCTTGACGAACCAAACACAATGATGGAATTATCCGCTTCGAGTCCAACGGCTATCAACACAAGAATGGGACATTCAATAGACCTTATTGGTGAAAGTCAAAAAGTAAATGGGATTGTTAAGATTATCCCAAGAGGACATATAAGCGGAGGCACTAATTACCAAAACGCAATAGACAAAGAGGGTGGTACTTACGCAACATTAGCACCCGGCGAGACTATTAAATTTGCTCTTGGTTTGCAGATGTCTGAATCGACATTAGGTATGTTTGACGGAGTTCTCCAACATTCTATTTTTAATGTTCTTTGGGATGCCGCGGGTGGAAATGTAAATTATCAGGTCAAATACTGGCACACAGAAAAAGGTGGATATTCGTCTCTTGTTGCTTCGGGTTCAAGTGCTTCAACCGGACAGGAGGTGAATTATTATTTCGGACAAGGGAATTATAATTATGGTTCTAATCCACAAAAGCGAGACGATACGGCACATTGGACGGCGGGAGAATTAAGCGTACTCGAATTCCATATATTAAATCTTGGAACAAGTACCGGGACAATGAACCTAAAACATTTGTTTTTTGAATTAAGCGATTTAACCAAATATGATGTTTCTTTAATTAAAGTTAAAAAGACTTATATTTATGGGACTGGCGAAACCCGAACTTATACAGCTTATGAGAAAAGGAAAGAACCGACAGAACTTGTTAACGAAACTAATATTTATTCTTATGTAAAAGGGTATATTTATGATTCATGGATTGACGCATGAGTAGAAAAACTTCATATAATACCGACGATTTAATTGATAATCCAAGTGGAATTATTGAATCATTAATGAGAGACGAAATCTTAGTCGAAAGAGACTTGGTAATAGACCGCGTTTCGAGTAACGTTGTCACAATAGACGGAAGTGTCAATAGTACGCCTGTAAACTCGGCTGTAAATGATTTTTATAATAACGCCATAATAGTTAATGCTAGTAAAAATGGAAGATATTTTATTTCAGATTACGCCGGAAGTACACGACAATTTACAATGAGTTCAACTCCTACCGGATGGGCGGCTGGTGATTTGTGCTACATAAAAAATATTAGAGGAAATGATTTTATAGATACTGATTATTTTGATACCGTTGGCGCGGGCACGGTGGAAACCGGGACGGCAACTTCAACAACGGCAGGAAAACTTATAGATAGTACACAAAATTTTCTTTCGACAGTCCTTCCGGGAATGGTAGTAAAGAATGTTACAGATACAACTTATACTTATGTAAAGACGGTAGATTCAAACACCCAAATTACTTTAATGGAAGATATTGTAGTAAGCGGTGAGGAATATATGATTTACGGTACTCGCGCCGGCTGGAAATTCAGACGTTCACTCAATTCTAAACAAAGCTCAAAAGAAATTATAAATCAACTATGTTATGAAAGTAATACTATTTTGGTGCGTTCACACAAAAAATATAGATTGGTAAGTTTAGAAGGTGGAAACACGGTCGGGACTTTAACTAACCCCGATGCAGAAAATGGCATTCCGCAGGTCTTTCCACAACTTACCCCTTTATCAAGTATTTACACGGATTTCACGTTAAACTATGGTTATGATTACGCAAAAAAGAAATACACAAAAAGTTTATCCGTAAATAAAAACGCTTCAAGTGATGCAAGTTTGGACGCATTAAAAACAAATTGCGCCTCCGCCGAAACGGACTATAAAATAAAAAGAAAATGGGAATATAACTCAGATTGGATAGATGATGACTCGACGGCGGTCTATTTTTTGTCTTTGATGGTTCAAAAATTAACTTATCAAAGATTACTGATTGAATGGAGGGGAAATTTACAATATCATTTTCAATACGAAAAAGGAGATAGGGTATTGTTAAATTATTCAACAATGCTTCCGGTAGGGAAAAATAATTCAACCGTATTTTTAATCACGGGGAAAACAATAGACTTTAAAAAAAAAGTGGTGTCGTTATACTTACTCTATTAGAAGTAGAACAAAGTGTACCGTTCAACGCTTTATTAACACAAACTTATAGGGAGTTATTAACAGAAGATGGGCAAACGATTCTTTGGTAAAATAGTTTTATTATTCTTACTATCCATGCCTTTATTTGGGCAGGGAATGAGAATAACGGATTTACCATTAATGACATTAATAGATTCGGCGGATGTGTTCCCGATAGTAGATATAGATGCTTCAGTTAATGGTATAACAAAAAAAGTTACTTGGAGTATGGTAACGGATTCTATTCAAGCCCGCGCCATAAATTTATATAATGCTTTAGATACCGTAACCACGGTTTCGTGGGATAGTATAACAAATAAACCCTCTTATGTAGGTACTCCTACTGGAAGCGGTTTGTTTCTTTCGCCGACTTACATGGGGTATTATTCCTCAAGCACTTGGAAGACCTACATGGATAATTCCGGTAATTTCGCTTTCGGAGATGTGGGAGGTGGAGGTGCTGGGGTTTTGTGGACTCAAAGCATAAGCACACTTTCTATAAAAGGAAGTATCAATATAACTAATCCTACAACTGCTTTTGCTGGTGATTCCTTAAATGCCTCACAAATTGGGAATGACTTAAATTGGGATAATACCGTAACAAAATTAACAAATGGTGTTTCTTTAAGTGCCGGAGGCATTACTCTTGGTACTGCTTCTTATTTAAGAAGTGGTAAGACTTTATATTCAAGTACGACAGCGGGATTTTTTATCGGCGCGGAAAGTGGAACGCCAAAAGTAAATATTGGGGATGCAAATTCTTACTTCAAATGGACTGGTTCTGCCCTACAAATTGCGGGAAGTGTAGTTATAAGTAACCCCGAAACTTTTGTAAATAATGATTCACTTGATTTATCTTATTTACAAGGGACTTTGTCGGCGGATAAAGTTTTAGTTGGGACGAACACTTTAACTTATGAGATAAATGAGAAAAATAATGTTATACGAGCTACTACCGCGCCAACTACACATTTAAGTACGGGTGATATCTGGATAGATACCGACGATGGAGATAAACCCTACACTTATAACGGTTCAACTTGGGTTGCGGCATATACATCTATTGACGGAGGAAACTTAGTTACCGGCACAGTAACGGCGGCAAAATTGAACGTTTCTGAACTTAGCGCAATAACAGCAACGCTTGGAAGCGCTGTTGTTGGCACGTCTTCAACGGCGGGTTATTTACAAAGTTACGACTATGTAGCAAGTACGTCGGGATGGAAAATAGCTAAGGCACTTGCGGAATTTAATGGTGCAACTGTTTCGTCAAGCACAATGAATTCAAGCGTATTCCGTTCGGAATCTACTAAAACTTATGGAGATTTATCTTCCGGTATTTGGCTTGGTAAATATGGAACGTCTGATTATAGATTTGAGATATATAAGACTATATCTAAATATTTTAGATACGACGGAACGGATTTTTATTTGGCTGGTGGAAAGATTTCGGGTTCTACTATTACTGGGGGGATAATCCAGACTGCGGTGAGCGGAACAAGAATGAGTTTATCATCAGAGACGGGATATAATTATTTAAATTATTATAATTCTTCTGGAACATCTATCGGAGGACTACATTTCAATCCTTCCGATGCAAATGGTTTGCAATTAAGCTGTACGGGTGCTCTTAGTTTTGTTAGTGAAGATATTATATCATTTTCCGCTGATGCGGTGGATATTTCTTATATAAGATTTCTGGGAAGTTCTTACCCGGATGTTGATATTTATGGGTTAAACACTACCAGTATAGCAACAACAGTCGGTATGCAGTTTGGGGATGGGAAATTAATAATTAATAATTCCGGTCAACTTACAAAAATAAACAATCTTGCGGCTTCAAGTTATACGGGCTACTCTTTAGTTAGCGATGGGACGAGTTTTACTCCTTCAACGTCTTCATATTCGGGTTCGTATTATAATATAATTTCTAATACAGAAACAAGTAATACTTCTGCTTTGGCGGGATTTTACGCAAAAGCAAATCAGGGCGGTTCACAAGCAGGTTTAGCTATACAGGCTTTTGCAAGCCAATATTCCGATGCAACCTTAGCCGGATATGGTAGATTAGTTACAGATGCTTCTTTGAATGGACTTGTTTTAGGGGTTGCAACTGGAGATTTGATTTCTTTTAGAGTAAATAACACCGAATATGCAAAAGTAACTTCGGGCGGTTTAACAACGAGTGCTTTAACGTTTAGTAGTGCGAATAACACCGCGCCATCAAACACAACGACACCTGTTGCATGGAAAACAGTAATTACGTCTAATGGAACTTATAAAATTCCATTATATCAATAAAATACTTGATTTTTTCATAAATTTTTACGATATTAAAGATGCTTAAAAAGTTGTCGAGAAATTAAACACTCGAAGTGTCCTGTACCCGTGAGAGCGCAGGACGGTTGACAAGCCGGAAGCGCACTTCGGGTTTTTAAAAGAGGTAGTTATGAAAAAGTTATTTGTTTTATTATTCGCTATTTTATTGTTCTCTTGCGAAGAACCGAATAGCCCGGTATTTGAAAAAACAGGGCGAATTGGTGTATTCGGAAACGAACCCTTCGCAAAGATCGGTATTTGTAGTAATGCCGAGACATTTTTATTGGACTGTGATAAAACAACCGAAACCCAATTACTAAATAAACAGGGTTGCATAGTTACGGTTCAATATTCAGAATGTTATGAAGATTGGGAAGGTAAACATTTAATAGTAGAGAAAATTATCTTTCTCTAAAACTTCAAAATAATATTTATTAAATTCGGTAGAAGAAAAACTTAAGCCGGATTCTCGAAAGAAGATTCGGCTTTTTTATTAAAGGTGAAACGTGAAAAGAATATTTATCTTAATCTTATTTTTATCAATTACGGTTTGCGCACAACAAAAAGAAAATAATCAACCGGATTCAACGCAATTCAAATACTGGTATAATGAAATAAGTAAAACTCAAACACAGATACGTTCGCTCGATAGTGTGAAAATAAAATTGATAGGGATTTTCGAATATCAATACGGGAAATTGATTGAAGAAAAACGTAAAATTGATGTGGTAAAGGAAAAGAAATGAAGAAGATAATTTTATTTTTGTTTTTGCCGTTGTTGCTTTTCGGGCAAGCTCGATATGATGTTACTATTTACAGAGGTGATAGTAAAGACCTAATACTCACACCATTCTCGATAACAGATACCGCAAGAACTTATAGGCTCGCTGTAAAAGAAGATTATACTATTACTTCACAAAGAAAAGTTTACAAAACATCAAGTTCGGGAATTACTGCAAATTACAACGCCTCTACCAAAAAGATAACATTAACAATTGATTTAGAACGTGCTGACACTTGGCAATTAACCGCAAAAACTTATGTTTATGATGTAGAAGCCGTTAGCAAGTCTGATACAAGTAATGTTTTAACGGTATTAAAAGGAAATTTTGTTGTAACTGGAGACGTACTTACGCCGTTTGACAATACTACTTATCTTGATGACACGACGAGATACTTGCCCGTAAAAGTAAGTGAATTTGACGACGGCGAATTTATTAAAAGAGTTGGCAATGCTTTTGTAGGGGACTCTCTTAATGAAGTACAGCAATTAGATTCTTTATTAAGTCTCAAGATGGCGTATGGCGATACGACATTACTTATACCGACAAAACCATTCCTGATCTTAAATTATTATACAAAGACCCAGCTTAACAATGGACAACTTGATAGTAGGTATTATACAGAAAGCGAAATGATTACTTTTCTTAATCTCAAATTAGATACCTTGGATGTAAACGGATTAATTTCAGATTCGATTGCTACAAAAAGCAATATTGGTCATACTCATGTTGTCGCTAATATAACGGATTTACAGGATTCTCTAAATACAAAAAGCCGAACCACGCACAACCATTCTCTAAGTAGTTTATCCGAAAAATCATATAATAGTCTTACGGATAAACCAAACATCCCCGATTCTTTAAGTGAATTAATTTCAGATCCGACTCATAGATTAGTGGCTGATGTTGAAAAAGCAACGTGGAACGCAAAGACGGATACGGCGGATGTGAATGGTTTGGTTGCAACATCGTTAAGCGGATATTTTCTTACAAGCAATTTTAATAATTATTTTGATGTTAGATTTGGCACAAAGACTTTGGATTCAATCGCGGCTGGAGCTGTCAACGTCCACTTGACAACTTCATTAAAATCTACTTACGATGGATATGCTTCACAAATAAGCGCTAAACTTGACACCCCGAAAGCAACATTTACAATGCGGCAAAATTGGACTCAGGCATATAATTGGGGAAACCACGCGCTTGCAGGATATGCTGACAGTGTTTGGGTATTTAATCAGCTTGCATTAAAAAGAGATTTAATAAACCACGATTCACTTTCAACATTAGATGAAAAGAAGTTCAGTTCTCTTACAGATAAACCAACTACTTTAGTTGGGTATGGAATAACCAATGTCTATACAAAAACAGAGACTGATTCTTTAGACAATGTAGATAGCACTTGGGTTGCCGGACAACTTTCTGGGAAAGAGCCGGCAATATCAACCTTGCCAATTGCAAAGGGCGGGACTAACAACACTAATTATGTACAAAATAAATTTCTGTTTTATAATGGAACGAAAATATTAGCAAGCGGGAAAGATTCTACGTCGTTTATATTATCGACTTATTTAGACACCGATACGACTTTCGCGGCGAACAGCGATGTAAAACTTTCAACCCAAAAAGCAACGCGGGCTTTTGCAGATTCCGTGAATAGAGGACATGCAACATTCCCAAGCAATGGAGACATTCCCGACCCGAAAGATAGATGGTTTTATTGGAGTGATTCAAGCGGTGCTGGTGATTGTTTCTTGTTTGCCGGTATTTATGGCGAAATACATACACTTAAGAAAATTGACAGTTCTACGGTTGCTTTAACCATATATCCCGACGGGACGGAAACAATAGATGGAGCGGCTTCTTATGTTCTTAATCATCCCTATCAAACCGTTACTATTCAGTTTGCAAATGGCAATTGGCATATAGTTGCCAATAAAGAATTAAATTTAACCATTGGGGATTATCCGCTTGATTTTACTGGACTAAATGACGGTGATTCACCACACTATGATAGTGTGAGTGCCTCTATAAAGTGGCATACTGGAACGGGGACAACCGGGGTGGAATGGGCTGATATTGATACTGCCACCGCTTTAGGCACGAGCAATGTAAAGATACCTACACAGAATGCAGTAAAAGAATATGTCGATAATGCAGTCGCGGCTGGTATTTCAGACGGAGACAAGGACGACATAAATGTTTCTGGTTTAGGTACTCTTTGGAATATTCGACCGGATTCTGTTTCTTTCGCCAAAATGCAAAATGTTGGTACGGGTGTATTATTGGGTCGATATTCCGGTGGAAGTGGAGATATACAACAAATAAAATTAAAAGGTGGATTAACTTTTAGCAACGATTCTTTGTATATCAATGTCATTACAGCTTTAGGTTATACGCCATACAATGCAACAAATCCGAATAGTTATATCGCATTGACGGCTTTGTCAAGTACCGCAACCGGATTAACTTATACAAACACAACCGGAGCTTTTAGTTTAACAAGCGGTTATGTTATACCAACGACAACTAAAGAAACTCAATGGGATTCTGCTTACACAGACAAACATGTACACGCAAATAAAACTAAATTAGATTCTATCACAGCAAATGCGGCATATCTAAATAGTATTACGGGGACTTTGGGAAGTAACGCATATACTTCAACTACATTTCTATCCGCTTCCGATTCGACAGATGCCGTAAGCTACATAACAAGAAACCAATTCACGGTCGGACAAGCAACAAAAGTTAATTATTCTGATTCGCTTAGTATATTTTCAACCCCAACTCAAGTAAAAGGACTAATAAGTGATTCGTTAAATACTTTCGAAACCTTAGTAAAATCTTTAATTAGTGATTCCCTTGCTACCATTGATTTAACTCCTTATGCGTTAAAAGATTCTACTTACACAAAACACGATTCAGATTCTTTATACCTGCCAAAGAGTGCGCTTAATGACAGTACGAAGTTTCTTACAAGCGATAATACTTATGATTATATCCATGATGCGGACACCCGCACAACGCACGTAATGGAAATGAAATTAATCCTTGATGCTACGAGCGCGGCAACAACAGATAGCGTAATAGTTTGCATTCCAACAAAATTTAACGGAATGAATTTAATAAATGCCGACGCGTATGTAACAACGGTTTCGAGTAGCGGCACTCCTACGTTCACCATTACTAACGTAACGGATGCAACCACAATGCTAAGTACGTCAATAACAATTGATGCAAACGAATATACATCTTATACAGCCGCAACCGCACCCGCGATAAATGCGAGTTATGACGATGTTGCAACGGGCGATAGAATAAAAATAAAATGTACAGTAGCCGGAACCGGCACAAAGGGTTCTGGTGTAATTTTAGTTTTCCAAAAACCATAGGCAAATATGAAAAAGATACTAATATTGTTTTTTATAGCAATTAGTTTACAGGCGCAAACATTGATTGATTCGTATTCGGAAAGTAATTATACGGTAGCATATGGTTTGTGTTCTGGACCGCGTGTTGTTGTCGCCCAGTCGTTCACGGGGAATGGATTGGCCTTATCGCAGGCCAAATTTTATTTGGTGAAAACAGGTTCGTCACCGGGGAATTGTTATGCGCAATTATATGCTCATACTGGGGTTTATGGGAGTTCGAGTGAAGGTTCTGGTTCCGCTCTGATAACTTCATCGCCAATAAGTGCAAGTTCGCTTTCCACGAGCCCGACCTTAATTACTTTTACTTTTAACCCAACTTATATTTTAACGAATGGCACATATTATTGTCTTGCTGTATATTATAACGATGGGGATAACTCAAATAGGATATATGCTGGGGTGGACGATTCTTCGCCCACGCACGGTGGTAATATGACCGATTCTGATGGAAGTACGTGGGGTGATTACAATAATATAGATGCAATATTCTATGTCTATGGTACAGCGCCCGTAACTTATATCCCTCAAATAACAATAGACTAAACAAAGGAGAAAAAATGAAGAAAATATTTTTAATAATTATTTTTTTAGCGGGAGTTCCAACGTGGGCGCAACTAAAGGGAACAACCGATTTACTTTTTGATACAACCCCTGAGCCTCCGTTTTATGCAAATACGGTACATACTTATTACGGAGATACGGGGGACTATGACACTACTACTTACACTTACCATTATCGACTTAGTGGACGGTGCGTAACATCGGGAAGGTCTTTTAGAGTAATAACATATCAAATAGATTCCGGTACACATTTGGTAAACTATAACCAGCCAATAGACACGGTTTATTGGAACTATGGTTATACAATGGGGTACTATTACCCCGAATATGACCTAAACGGACATTGTAACATGCGAATGCAAACAACAGGCGGAGAAGCCCGTGCTTTTAGAAAACTCGAAAAAAATTGGTAGTCATTTAAGGAGATGCAAGTATGGATATTCAAGGGATTCAATCTTTCTCGAAAGAAATGTTGATAGTAGGACTTATAGCAACAATAGGAATAATAATCTTGTTAATGGGATTAACAAAGTGGTGGGGAAAATCACTTATTAACCAAATAAAAGTTCAACTTGTTTCTATCGAGAATACTGTAAAATTAACAAACATAAAAGTATCTGCAATGGATGAAGCTCTTAGAATAATCCATGACGGGGAATATAAAACAATTGTAGAGGCAACGACAGCGAGACTTATTAAAGAGGCTGAATTTGTTCGAGTCGGTAACACTTGATATATTAGAATTATGGATAGAATCAGCAATCATATTGATATGTGCCGGAGTTTTTTTCTTGTTTGTTATAGTAAAGATATTGAAAGTAAGCGGATTAACTGAATTAATGGAGCTTAAAAAACGAACCGAGAAATTAGTGGAGGTGCTAAATGAAAGAAGAAAAGAAGAAAAAGAAAAAGAAGATTGAATTAGACAAAACGGTATTAAAAACAAGCGGGGCATTAAAGACCACGACCACAGAAGAAGATCCGAAAGACCCGCCGCCCGGAGGTAGTGGTGGTAGAGACAGATAAGAAAATATCACTAATTATATTCCTTAACCTAACCTTATTCCCATTTACTTGGTATCAGTGGAGTGATAATAACTTTTCTTGGTGTGTTACTCTAATGAGTTATATTATTTCGGGAATGTTGCTTACTTATTACATGGTTACGGATGCAAAAAACAAATGGATTCCGATATTGTTTATGGTAATTTATTTCTTAGAAATGCCGGCAGCCCTTTCAGATACAAGGCAAATAGATTTTGATAAATGTGATACAATATTAATTTATATCCGCTTACCTTTTGTATTATTACTTGGTGGGTGGTGTATAAAAACATTAACAACAAAACAAAAGGAGTAACAAATGGAATTCGTATGGAACTTAATTCAAAATAATTGGGAAACAATCGCGGCATTCGTTTTGGGTATCGGACTTGTTTCGATATACCTAATTAAAATAAGAACTCTTTTAAGACAAGCCGCCGAATTGTTTATTGCTCTTGATAATGCATTCGCCGATTCCAAGGTTTCTAAGGAAGAAGTAGAGAGCATAAAAAAGGAAGTTGCCGACGTTTGGGACGCAATAAAGGCGTTTGCTAAAAAATGAAAACTTTCGATAAGATATTAATTATCGTTGGTGTAATGATTGTTCTAATAGCGGGGTTATGTATTGGAAGATATATAATCCCACTTCATCAAAAACCAACTATTGAGACAAAAGAAACCATAGTTAAGGACACTGTAACAGTTGAAAAAACTATTAAAATATTTGAAAAGTCAAAACCAGAAATCATTAGAGACACCAATAAAACAATATATTCCATCATCGATTCTATTAAGGGAACTCAAAATGAAGTGGAATATAAAATTAAGCATACCACTAAAAACTTTGGCGAATATTTTTCGGATTGGGAAATAGAACTTAAACCATATTTCAAAACCATTACGGAATACATAACCAAAGATTCTATCCAAACAGTAGTTAATACCGAGTATATCCCGAAACCCTTTCTTGCTGATGTTTGGTTTTATGTTTCTGTCTTTTTGGCTGGACTAACAATAATTTTGTCTCTATAATTTTTCTCTTGCATCTTAAAAAATAATTCACTATGTTCACATCAGTGATTAGGGGTAATTATGAACTTGTTTGATAGAGCTTTTAAGTTTACAGAAGAAAATGAAGGCGGTTTTGTAAACGACAAAAGAGATAAAGGCGGTGCAACATACGCTGGTATTTCCTCGCGATGGTTTCTTAAAGATTACGAAAAAATTATCAACACCAAAGATAAAAACGAACAACACACTTTAATAAAGTCGTTTTATCTAAGGGAATTTTGGGATCCTCTCTATGACGAATTAAAGAACGATAAACTTGCTATTCGTCTTTTTGATTTAGGTGTGAATTTAGGTAAACGTCAATCCGTTATACTTCTACAAAACGCTTTACTTATTGCACCAGACGGGAAATTCGGGAGAGGGATATTAAGTGTTGCGAATGCGACCTCGGACGTTTACGATAAACTTATAGACCGTGCCGAAACTTACTACAAATCGTTACCGGATTTCACACATTTTGGAAAGGGTTGGTTAAATAGACTTCATAAACTAATCAAGGATTTATCTTAATGAGTATATCGAACAAACTGCCAATAGCCATGTGTAATGGTAAAGATTGCCCTATAAAAGAACAATGCTATCGCTATAAAGTAACTCCGAATAAACAATGGCAGTCTTATATAGCTCCTCCATACGACAAAGAAAGAAATTCCTGTATAATGTTTTGGGACACTAAAACAACTAATTTAGAAATTAAAAAGAGAAAATAGTATGCCCCTACAAGGAGAAATAATAAAATCGTATCTTGGGAAATTTCCCGATGCCACATCTCATACACTTAGCAGAATCATTTATAAAGAAAACAACAAACTTTTTACAAACGAAGAAGCCGTAAGGGCTTTGATAAGAAATTATAGAGGTGCAAACGGTTCGAATAAAGACACATCTTTCCTTAGAGACAAACGAACCGGGAAAGATACCTTTCCCAAACTACCAGAAGGTTTAACAAGTCTCGACAATTGGAATATCTTTAAGATAGTCGGCGATCATAATGTCCTTGTGTTAAGCGATATACACATCCCTTACCACGTTAAAGATGTAATAGAAATAGCGGTTAAAACAGGCAAGAAACACAAAGTAGATATAATCCTATTAAATGGGGATATATTTGACTTCTTCTCTATTTCTCATTGGGTTAAAAACCCAACAAAAAGAGATTTCAAAGAAGAAGTAGATACGGGGAAACAGTTTTTAGCTTGGCTAAGATATAAATTCCCAAACGCAAGAATAATATTCAAGAACGGGAATCACGAAGAGTGGTATGAAAGATATATGGCCATAAAAGCTCCCGAATTATTTAGTATTAATAATTTTGAACTTTCCAATTTTTTTGATTTTGATAAATACAGGATAGAGTGGGTCAAAGACAAACGACCCATAAAACTAAATGAAGTATTTGTTATTCACGGACACGAATATAAAGCACCAATGGTTAATCCAGTAAACCCGGCGCGGGGTCTTTATTTACGCGCTAAGAAGAATGCAATAGAAGGTCATTATCACCAGTCGAGTTCTCATTCCGAAAAGGATATAGAGGACAATGTAACTACATGCTGGAGTTTGGGTTGTCTATCCGATCTTCACCCGGATTATATGCCGTTAAATAAACACAACCACGGTTTCGGAATAGTAAAGACATATAAAGACAAGATGTTCAATGTTTCTTCCTACAAAATAATAAACAATGAATTATTTTCGGAGTAATTATGAACGAAAAACCTTGGAACAAATTTGTCGGGATTTTACTTGCCTGCGTAATTGGATTTTTATTGTGGATTGCAATAATAGCAGGAATATCCACTTATGTCTTTTAAAATGGGAAATTTTGGAAAAAAAACAGAATACGGTGAAGAAATGAAAGAACTTGCACAAACACTAAACAGAATGTTAAAGAAACTACCAGACGACGACGATGCCGGAAGCGATGGCAGACCTTTTGGAACACATCAACTTGAAACAAGTGAGGGATGAATGAACTATTTGCCAATAAAAATAAAATTGCAATATCAAGTTCGGGTACTACAAGCGGTTTGGAAAAGATACCGGAACAACCCTACATTACTAAACAAAGTTTGGGTCGAGCAGGAACAAAGGAACTTGCGAGAAATAATAGTTAAGTACGCTGGAGAATATACAGACACTATCTCAGACAACAAAAGACTAATAGAGAAACTTAGTTCAAAGTACGGCGAATTAATGGTATCAAATTTTTAACCCTCCCTAATAATCCTAATCACACACACGAACCCGGTTTCCCGCCGGGTTTTTTATTAATTCTTCTCGTTTCTTAGATTCTAAAACATCGAAGACAAACCAAATTCCTGCAATCAAGTTCATTCTGTCGTCTTGCTTTTTAAACTCTTCTTTTATATTTTGCTTAATGTTTTCAATAGTGAAACTCGTTTTCTTATAAACGTGTCGTTTGCTGTCGGCTCGTTTTTTCTCTTCAATGGTAGAGTATTTTTTATGCGCTGGCATTGGTTCTCTCGTTAGTTTGTTGTTTTGTTTTGCAGTGGTCTTTGGCATACTGAATACAATCTGAATAATAAGCGGTGCTGATGAAGCAAGCGGTTAAATTTTCCGACACTACTACCACCGCGCTTTTGGGAAAATCTTTATTTATTTCCGCCGCAATCTTCTGAGCAAAGTTAGACTCCGAATATCCTGTTAATTGTTCTGTATAAAAATTATGAGCTTGTACATAAGTAATATCCATGTTTAACCTCGGTCTTTTAATTTATTATAAAGATATTTATTGTCCTCTATTAAGACTTCAATAGCTCTTAGCAGGTTCTCTTCAAAAGAATATCCGTCAACATGCACCCCACTTTCAATCTTCATGTGTATTTCGTGAGGGATCGGGGCTAACAGGAAGTCGTTAATTTTCTTTTTGAATTCCGCGCCGCACACATGCTCCAAATCAAGATAAGGATATCGTTCTTTCACCCGCGCCATGAAAGCCAAACTTTCTGCTGTCTTTCTTTCTCTCTTTATCCTTGTCCGTAAAAATGTTCGTAAATCAAATCCGTTTTGGCTCATTTGTGCCACCCAATACTTTTTTCAACGTCAATAAAATCTTTTACTACAACATAGTTATTTTCGCCGATAAATTCTTGGAAAATTTTTTCCGCTTTAGTCAATTTGGCTTTCTCATCTCTTTTTATTTCTATGAATAATATTTCATTACGATGGCGGACTAACAAATCAGAGAATCCTGAACCAAATTTCGACGTGTCCAATACGTTAGAATCTCCACAAAGACACTTGTAATAATCCTTTATTTTACTATGATTTGTATCTACTTTCTTAGCATATTTGCTCATGTATTTTTTTCTCCTTTCGCCACCACCATTTTTAACTCTTTGTTTGTTTTACACAAACGCAAGGCGGTTTTTTCGTCAACATCGGCGTAGATTATTTTGCCTGTTTTGTCTATTAAGTTATATCTCATGTCCAATCCTTAGTTTCTTCTTCCCACGTTTCTTTATCATAAATAGATTCTTGTATAAAATATTTCTCAGCTAAAAATTTAATTAAAATATTCGCGGACTTAGGTTCGTTCTCAAGTTTTTGTTTTAAGCAAGCCGGAAGTCGGAAAGAAAATTTATTATCTCGTTTTGTGTCCAACATTTGTCCGACAAACATTTCTTTGTCGGGGTTCGTTTGTTCGATTTTTGTCCTATATTTGTAATAATTATCCATAGTTCGGGTTATCATTAGTTATGCGGACGGCGCTTCAAGTTTTTTCACAAAATCTATGTCCGGCACTTTGCCCAGCAACTTGTAATATTCCATTTCTAATTTGATAGAAGATAAAATTTTGCCCGTTGCATTCGTAACTGCATTCACGTTAGCAGCACTGGTTTTCCCCTCCCTTACTTTGTCAATCTCCTCTGATAAAATTTTTCTCAAATCATCCAATGATTTTGTTTGCATTTTTCGCCTCTTTTTTAAGTTGTAATTGCATTCTTTTAGTATCTACTAATTCCTGGGGTATATCTTTATTGCTCAATACACGCACTCCGTTCTTGTTACGTGTAATCAAATTTTTTATATGCCAATCACACAACTCAGATACCTTCCTATTGCAATATTCGTTGTGCTCTGGCTTGTGGTTATCTCTGTATGCTTTCCATAGTGCCTTGTAATAATCTTTCTTTTTATCTCTACTTCTTTTTACTCTCTCTTTGCACCGTTCTTTATTCTGGTCTCTATATGCTTTTCCCTTCTGCAAAATTTTATCTAAGTTTTTCTGCCTATATAATTCTATTTTTAATCTTCTACAAGATTTGCAAATATTCTCATATCCCCTATTGCGGCTTCTTTTATAAAACTCATCGAGTGGTTTATTACCATCACATTCTCCGCACCGCCGCATAACTAACGGCTCAACTTTGACAAAAGTATTGTCGTTAGTCGTTATTTCTTTGGTTTGTAAATTATTCTCAATCATTAAATTCTCTCTTTAGTCTTTTGCAAGTTAGCCGCGTATCCGTTATGCTTATTGCGGGCTAACAAGTTTTTCTACCGGACGGCTTTTATCCGTCCTCGATTCTTGTTCTTTAATTTGCCGGAAGTATTCTTCTTCTGCTAGGTTGCTAAACTTCAAAAAGTATTTCCAACACTTTCCAGCTAACCATTCTTTAATGCTTTCAAATATTGTTTGCTTTCCCGTTTTGTTAATCCTTTATTTTATCGTTGTAAATGTCCGCCGCCGGTAAAAAACCGCACCGTTCGTTATAATTATTGGCGGTTAGCATCACTAAAACCATTTTGGTTTTTTGAACACCGCTTCATATTCTTTAATTATTGTATTTCCCCTAAATGGATCGATTAGTTCCCCTTCTCGATGGTCTGAAAAATTGACCGTGAAATATTTACCATCACCATCACCACGTCTATAATTGCTAACTGCATTTATGTGGTGTTTTTTGGCGTAATATTTACTCTTTATTTCTGTATAGCCCCGTTCATAAGTTATTTTTCTCTCAGTATCAACAATCAATAATCCTTCGAATCTATTTGTTTCATTTACACATATAGCTATATATCTATTGCAAACACTTTTAATTATTCTTTTCATCGTTCGTTGTCTGTCCTTTTTATTTAGTTAATAAATTACGCTTCAGCAGTTTAGCAGCCACATCGTTAGCGTGAAAACTTGCTATCATCCTTCCACGCACTCGGCGCATTTAAGATGCTCGTTCTTTTAACAAAAATTTGACCGTTAATTTTTTCGGTTCGTGCGGCATTTGCACAGATTTCTTTTTGTTTTTTACATATAATTTTTAACTCAGTGTAATATTGCTTTCTAAGCAAATCCAAGGAATCACAATATGTTTTTGTCGCTTCTTCTATCGTTGCAAAGTCCGCAAGTTTCCCGCTAACAAGCGTTTCAGCCGGAACACTTTCTTTCAGTTTCGTTTTAATGTGTTCGATGTTTGATTTAGCTTGGCATTCCATCGCCTCTAAATAAAGTAATTTGTGAATATGGACATCATCTTTCAGTAATTCTCTCTGACTGTTTACTCGTTTTATCACAAGTCCCCATTCAGTTATTTCTTGTTCTAATTCTTGTTTAAGTGTTGGCATATTATACTCAATTTATTTTTATTGTTTTGTTCGTGTCCGGCTAAACGCAGCTACGTTAGCCAGATTGCTTTTGGTATAATTCAAACAACTCTTTAGTCGGTATCACCGAGGTTTATCTGGATTAATTTCGGCTTCGTTAAGTTTCATTTGATCCTCTCCCTTATTAAAAGACAGAAACCCCCGCCCGAACGCGTGTCTATAACGGAATTCTTTGGAAAGAAAATCGTTCACGTTCGGGACAAGGGTTGTTAATTTCATTTGATAAATTCCTATTATAGACGACCGTAATATACAATAATTTTTGTTAATGTCAAACATATTTTTTAAAAAGGCGAATCTTCATCTTCTTGATTATTCACGTCCGAAACGTTCTCGCTTGCTGGATAACTTGATTCTTGTTTCTTATAATTTGGGTCTGGCTTGAATGTGTCTTCAATGCAATAATGAGTATCGCCGTATTGCCCGACTTCTTTCCGCTTTAATATCTCCGTGTTTGAATATCCTTTTTCGTTCTGTATTGCCTTAATAGATTCCGTAAACACTGAGACGTTAAACGAAACCTTTAGACCGTACTTACTTTCTTTAATAAAAAGTCCTTTAATATAATTTTTGCCTGCCATTAGCTACTCCTTATTTGTTCTATTCGTTTTTGGACTTCATTAATTGCTATTACCAATTTGTCTTGAATTTCTTTTATGAGAGTTTCGTCTCGATAAATTTTGATTTTAATTTCTGGTAATTTCGGGTGTACTGAATAGAAAATATTATATTCTCTTTCGGTTATAAACAATTCAAATTGCATTTGTTTATAGTAATTAGTGGGCGGTTTAGATATCTCTGTCAAATTACCATCAATATCAAAAAGATAATCATATTGAGTAGAAAAGATAGGATTTTTAACTTGAATAAGTCCATTCTCATTAATAAGTCCATCCGGCGAACAACAAACCCATTCGTTCATTTCAACAATACCAACTCGATTAACTTTTGTAAATGTACTTAACTCAAATCGTTCTATTGCCATTGGCTCAAAATCGTGTCCGCGTTCCGTAAATTTATTACCATTCCACCGTCCTTCTATTGGCTCCCCGGTTATTCTTTCCTCAACTATACGTTTGATAAGGTTTTTATAGCCCTCATTAGTGTTCTTCATCAAAAGTTCGGCGGCACTTGAAGCCGAAAACTTACCAAGTTTGGCAGTTATCCATTCCTGTGTGTTTTGCTGTATATCATATCTATAAAGACTCATAATGTAATGCCGATTTTTTTAGCGATTAATTCTGCAAACAATAAATCGAACGGTTCTTTGTTCAGTTTGGTTTGACATTCTGTTCGTAATTTTTCTTTATCTGCACCGGCGTATGTATCAAGAGCATCAATGATTTTTTTCTTTATTATTTTGCTGTCTGGTTCAAATGTCTGAATTAAAGAATCATATAAAATTTGATCTGCGCGGTTAAGGTCTTTCCCGAATAATTTGCCTATTTTTTCTGCGGCATCTTTAACAGCATAACTTTCGGCGGCGGGGACAGCTTTCATAACAGCATCGTTTTTAAGTTTATCGAACTCAATAGCACCCGCTCCTCTATCTGTCTGTAATGGGGCGGCTCCAGTTCCATCTTGCCAATTCCATTCATTAGTTAATACGTCTTTATAATGTAATCTAACCGTTACCGAAATGCTATTGCCGATTAATTTTGGTTCAAATAAAATTTCTACTTTCCATTTGATGAAAATTCGAGTTAAAAGATATTCGACTCGTTCAATGGGCAAATATTTAATTGGAGTTCTCTTTTTGTTACCATGTTCGTCAATTATTTCCCGCGTAGCTGTTGGGTGATCCTTTAACCACTTTTCGTTTGGCTTTTGGTTAAGTAAAACATTCAAATCGTTTTCACGTTCTCGTATTTCTACTTCGCCGTATAAATCTTGTATCGTTGGTAAATTTCTTTTCTCGTCTGCCATTTTATCCTCTATTAATGATTAATTGATTCTATTATTGCTTTTTCATTTCTACCTCTGATATTCGTTTGTTTTGACTTTGTCTTTTATAAAATCTTGTTGGTTCGGGTCTGGAATGTTCAAACCCATAGGACTAAAATATCTTTGTAAATCCTCCCAAAGTTCGTTCATTTCAAAGGTCTTTAGGTTTCTGGATTTACGCAAATGTCTTTCTCCGCTTATTTCTTCATAACCCAGAAACTTTTGTTTAATCAACAACTTTGTGGTCTCTTCATTTATTTCGTAATACTTTTCGTTACCTTGCTCTTTCGCTTGCTGACGCAAGAAATCAGAAATTATTTTAACGATAGCGTGAAACCAACTATTTTGTGGAATAGTCCGCGTCTTTTCGTTTGTAAGAATAAATCTCAAAAACTTTCCGGCACGATTTTTTACAATCTCTTTTATTTGGTTCGCTGTTTCAACCGGGATTTTCCCATCTTTGCCGACCGTACAATCAAAATACTCTTTCATTCTATTTCGCCTGAAATTATTTTGTAATTTTTCAAGCGTTTATCTCCGAGAATTATTCTTAGCTCGGCTTCGAACTTTTTATTGTCTTTTGAGCTCAACTTATCAAAGATACATTCGAGTAAATAATTAATTTCTAAATTATCAGCCGTTTTTTTTATAAAAGCAACTGCTTCTCCGTATCGTTCTTGGCTTGCCTCAGAGAGCAGTTCCTCGATATCCTTTTCAGTT